TTAAAAAAAGAGTGCTTCAGAAAATTATGCACGATGATATTAAAAAGAATCAAAAAAATCTTCAAGAATAACTTATAAATAAGTTTAAGAAAACTCTGACTACAATGGCAATTAGGAGGATATCTAGAGCATTTAAAGATATTAGTTTATCATTTGAACCACATCCAATTACAAAAGATCTTCCTATATTAAAAAATGAATCTGCAATTCGCAGATCAGTGAGAAATATTGTGCAAACAATACCAACTGAAAAATTTTTTAATTCTTCTTTTGGTTCTGATGTTAGGTCAAGTTTATTTGAATTTGTTGATTTTGGAACTGCATCTGTAATAAGTGATCAAATTGAAATATCGATCAATAATTTTGAACCAAGAGTTGAAAATTTGCAAGTTGAAGTTCAACCATTGCCAGATCAAAATGCATTTAATGTCATTGTAGTTTTTGATATTATTGGTCAAGAGTTTCCAACCCAAGAATATTCGTTTCTATTAGAGGCAACAAGATAAATATGCCTTTTACAAAATTTACAAATCTAGATTTTGATCAAATAAAAGAATCTATCAAAGATTATCTACGTGCAAATTCAGATTTTACTGGATTTGACTTTGAAGGTTCTAATTTTTCTGTTTTAATCGATACTCTTGCATATAATACTTATATTACTGCATTTAACTCCAATATGGTTGTAAATGAGTCTTTTTTAGACTCTGCAACATTAAGAGAAAATGTTGTTTCTCTTGCAAGAAATATTGGATATGTTCCAAGATCTAGATCTGCAGCAAAAGCAACAATATCATTCACTGTTGATGCATATGGGACAGAAACTCCTACAATGGTCCTTAAAAGAGGATTAGTTTCTGTAGGTGATATTGATAATACATCTTATGTTTTTTCGATTACAGAGGATATTCAGGCGCCTACAGAGGATATTAGTTTCGATCAGGGTGGGAATGCCATAAATGCTAGGAGAGCAACATTTAATAATATAGAAATACATCAAGGGACATTTTTAACTAAACAATTTGTTTATGATGGGTCATTAGATCAAAGATTTATCTTAAATAATTCATTTATTGATACTTCTACGATAAAGGTTTATATAAGAAAAGAAAATGAAGTTGGATTGGGCATAGAATATAGTCTTGCAAATGATATTTTTGATGTTGATGGTACTTCTTTAATATATCTTTTGCAGGAAGTTCAAGATGAAAAGTATGAATTATTATTTGGTGATGGTTTAATTGGTAGGAAATTAGAAACTGGAGAAATAATAACAGTAAATTATATCGTTACTGATGGTAGAGATGGTAATGGTGCTGGAGTATTTTCTTTTTCCGGAAATTTAGTTGATGATCTTGGAAATTCATTAAATCCTCAACCATTCACAATAACTACAAATTCATTTGCACAAAATGGTTCTGATATAGAATCAATAAATTCGATAAAATATTATGCTCCAAAGATATATTCAACTCAAAATAGGGCAGTAACTGGACGTGATTATGAGGCAATTATAAAAAAAATATATCCAGATACTGAATCTGTATCTATTGTTGGTGGTGAGGAATTAGATCCGCCCGAATTTGGGACAGTTCAAATATCAATTAAACCTAGAAATGGTAATTTTGTTTCCGATTTCAATAAATCAAGAATATTATCTCAACTGAAGCAGTATTCAGTATCGGGAATAAATCAAAAAATTGTTGATCTTAAAATTTTATATGTCGAATTAGATTCTTTTGTATATTATGATGATTCTAAAGTATCAACAGCAGAGACATTAAAAACAAAAATATCAAATTCTCTAACAGATTACTCTAGATCATTAGATGTTAATAAATTTGGTGGAAGATTTAGATATAGTAAGGTTCTTAGAACTATAGATGATACAGATACTTCTATTACATCAAATATTACTAGAGTAAAGATAAGGAGAAATCTTACGGCATTATTAAATCAATTCACACAATACGAATTGTGCTTTGGAAATCAATTCCATGTTAATGAAAATGGATTTAATATTAAATCAACTGGATTTAGAATTTCTACAGATCCTGATGTGGTTTATTTAACTGATGTGCCAAATCAAGATATGAAAACTGGAACATTATCAATTGTTAAGAATTTGGGTGATGGATCTGTTCAAGTAGTATCCAAGTCTGCAGGTATTGTTGATTATATTAAGGGAGAAATTAATTTAGGGACTATTAATATTGTTTCTACATTAAAACCAAATAATATTATTGAGATACAAGCATTTCCCGAATCTAATGATGTAGTTGGACTTAGAGATTTATATTTGCAGTTAGATATTTCTAAAAGTAAAATAAATATGATAAAAGATGTTATCTCATCCGGAGATGAAACTTCTGGTACAGTATTTGTAAGAGATTTTTATACATCTAGTTATTCAAACGGACAATTAATTAGAGAGTAATATGATACAAACTGGAATTGAATCTAGAGTTAAGATTCAGGATATTATTTCCAATCAATTGCCAGAATTTATTTTGGATGAAAGTCCAAAAACAGTGGACTTTTTAAAGCAATATTATATTTCTCAAGAATATCAAGGTGGTCCGATTGATATTGCTGAAAATTTAGATCAATATTTAAAATTAGATAATTTAACTCCTGAAGTTATAGTCGATAATACTAAACTATTATCTGGAATTGGTACAGATAATAGTGTAATAAATGTTTCTAGTACAAAAGGATTTCCTCAAAAATATGGATTATTAAAAATCGATAATGAAATTATCACTTATTCTGGATTAACTACCAATACTTTTACTGGGTGTATTAGAGGATTTAGTGGAATAACAACATATCATCAAGATTTAAATAGAGGAGAATTAGTATTTTCGCAATCAGAAGCAGCAAGTCATAATATTAATTCAAGTGTACAGAATTTAAGTTCTTTATTTTTAAAAGAATTTTATAAAAAACTGAAGTATACATTTGCTCCAGGATTTGAAGAGAGAACTTTCGATTCTGATTTAAATGTAGGCAATTTTATCAAAGAAGCAAGATCATTTTATGAGTCAAAAGGAACTGATGATTCGTTTAGAATATTATTTAATGTTTTATATGGAGAAACCCCAAAAGTTATTAATTTAGAAGATTACTTATTGAAACCATCTGATGCTGAATTTATAAGAAGAGAGATAATAGTTGCAGAAGTAATTTCTGGAAATCCCTTATCTTTAGTTGGGCAAACAATATTTAAAACAGATGATATCACAACAAAAGCATCAGTATCATCTGTCGAATCATTTACTAGAGATAATATTCAATATTTTAAACTGGCATTATTTGTTGGATATGATGATGAAAATCAAATTGAAGGTGTATTTAAAATTACTCCAAGTACCAAATGTTTAGAAAGTGTTGAACCTGGTTCTGAAGTAATTTCAGTAGATTCCACAATTGGTTTTAGTAAAACTGGAACTATTGTTTCTGGAAACAATACAATTGAGTATGCTGATAAAAATGTTAATCAATTCTTAAATTGTTCTGGAATAATTGAAGAAATATTACCTACAGATAATATATTTTTATCAAATAAAACTTATTTTGGATATGAAGATGGAGATTCTAATAAAAAGGTTGAATTAAGATTAACTGGAGTATTATCAGATTTTGAGCAAATATCTACTTCAGTCCTTGTCGATGAAGGGCAAATATTAACAGTAAAAAATCTTGGAGATAATATAAAAAATCCAGAATCAAATAAAACATATAAACAAATATTTGCAAATTCTTGGATTTATAACACTAGTTCTTCCTTTGAAATAGAAAACTTTTCTGGATCTAATGTAATATTAAAAGATACTATTGATAGATCTCAATTAAAAAAAGGAGATAGAGTAGAAATTATTGACAAAGATACTGGTTTAGTCGTATATCCTACATCCACTACAGATATTCCATATGTTAATGCTGAAATTTCATTAGAATCTAAAATAATATCTTTATCTAATTTTAATTTTTCTGAAAATGCAAATTCAAATTATTCACTTAGAAGAAAAATTAATAAAGCAAATAGTAAGTTTGTCCCATTTAAATATGGAAATGAATCTTTAGTTTCAGATGTTCAAAATGTTTATACTGATGATCAGTATGCATATGTAGCTTCAAATTCTCTCCCATCATATGGAAATGGATTTACTAATTTTTATAATTATCAACTATCTAAATCATTAAATCAATCAATAATTAATTCTTCCTCAGGAAGTTTAATAGATCAAGATCCTTCAACAAATTTATATACTACAGTTTCTTTTGATAATCCAGTTCCATTTATTACTGGTGAAAGAATTTTTTATCAACCAGTTGGAGAAACTTTAGTTGGTTTAGAGACGGGATCTTATTATGTAAAAGTTTTATCTAATCCAAGAAATGTAAAAATATTTAGTTCTCCTTCATTTATTGACGATGATTCAAATTCTCTTAAATTTTTATACCCATTATCTGGAATTGGTACACATAAATTTTTATCATATTCGCAGAGATCTGGACAGATTAATCCATCAAAGGCATTAAAGAAATTTTCATTAAATCCAAATATTAAAAACGGAAATAGTGAAAAGACTATACCAGGACCAACTGGTATGTTAATTAATGGTGTTCAGATTTATAATTATAAAACTTATGATAAAATTTATTATGGTCCAATTGAAAAAGTAACAGTTTTAAATGGAGGGAGTGATTTTGATGTGATAAATCCACCTCTAATTGAAGTTTCTTCTGGAGTTGGAACAACTGCACTAATTCAACCAGTTCTAACTGGAAGTATAACTGATATTTTCGTCGATTCTCAGGATTTTGATATAAACCAAATTTTGTCGGTAAATGTAACTGGAGGAAATATATCTGGCGGATCATTCGAACCAATACTAGTAAAAAGGCGTCGAGAAATTTTATTTGATGGTAGATCAACTACAAATGGTGGTGGTATAAGCACAACCACAAATCAACTTACATTTCTTACGGATCATAATTTATTTAATGGTGAAGAAATAATCTATAGAAATAATGGAAATCCTGATATTAGTATTGGGATTGGTTTATCATCATTGGTTAATAATTCATCTTACTATGCAAAAGTGGATAATAATAGTACTATAAGATTATTTGAGTCTTTTGATGATTATCTTGATGGATCAAATCCTGTAGGATTTGCAACGACAAGTCTTAGTGGAACGCATAAATTTTTAGTTGGAGAACTAAAAAACACTATTTCCGAAATAAAAGTTGTTGATGGTGGAAATTTAACTAATAGAAAACTTTTAGTGAAACCTTCCGGAATATCAACATCAGACTATTCAATAAATTTTAATGATCACGGATTTTCAAATGGGGATATTGTGGAATATAGTGCTGTTGTTGGATTGGGAACAACTCAACCCCAACAAATAGTGGGATTATCCACAGAAAATCAATATTATATTTTAGAAGATAGTAATAATTCTTTCAAATTATGTGATGCTGGAATTGGTGGTACAATAATTTCTAATTTTGAACAAGAAAATTTTGTTAAGTTTACATCTACTGGTACAGGATTTCAGCAATTTAAATATCCAGATATACAAGCAACAATAGAATTTACTTCAGTTGGACTTGGAACTACAACGCAATCACAAACAATTACTGCAACTCCAGTTGTAAAGGGAACCATTTCAACCATTTACTTATACGAATCTGGTACTGGATATGGATCATCAATATTAAATGTTGAAAGAAAACCTTCATTTACAATAAAAAATGGAAAAGAGGGGCAAGTTGAACCAATTATTACTAATGGATCTATTACTGAAGTAAATCTTCAATTTGGAGGATTTGATTATTATTCAATTCCGGAATTAAAAGTCTTTGATCCAACCGGATCTGGAACAGGTGCTAAACTTCGTGCCATCATTTCAAATGGTAAGATTGATGATGTAAAAATTATCAATTCTGGCATAGGATATTCAACATCAACAAGAATTGATGTCATTTCTAGCGGATCTGGTGCTGTTTTAGATTCTAATATTAGATCATTATCTGTGAATGAAGTTGAAAAAAATCCATTATCAAAACAATATGAAATTTATAAAGATTATGGAGATGGTCTTGATTATTATATTGCGGGGTATAATTCAGAATTAAGGAATTCATTTCAAGAATCTCAAGATAAAATTTCCGGAATAATTGGTTGGGCATATGATGGAAATCCAATATATGGATCTTATGGATATAATGATCCGAATGATGTAGACTCTGGAATAAAAACTTTAACATCAAGTTATGTTAAAAGTTCAAACAATATTTTTGATAGGCCATCTGAATTTAACTTAGGATTTTTTGTTGAAGATTATAGATATGATGCATCTGGCGATCTTGATAAAAATAATGGAAGATTTTCTAAAACCCCAGAATTTCCTAATGGAGTATATGCATATTATGCTACTATAGATTCATTAACTGGAAATCCTACGTTCCCATATTTTATAGGAGATTCTTTTAGATCAAATACTTTAGAAGAAAATGCAATAATAGACCAATACTTTGATTTTAATGACTCAAATTTAATTAGAAATACATTTCCATATAAAATATCAGATCAATTTTCAGATAATGATTTTATTATTGAAACTAACGAAATTAAAAGACAAAAAATAAGTGTTGAATCAGTATCTGAAGGTTCTATAACTGGATTCGATATTATTAATTCTGGAGATAATTATAAAGTTGGAGACAGTTTAACATTTGATAATACTAATACCAATGGTGGGGGACTTATTGCAGAGGTTTCTTCAGTAAAAGGTAGAGAAATATCCAAAATAAAAACTACAATACAATCTTTTGATGATTCTATTTTTGTTTGGGATAAAGATAAAATTAAAGTTTTTATTTTACCATTTCACAATTTATCAAGTCAAGATTATATTACTGTCTCTGGATTTGGTACAGATTCTTTATCAAAATTAAATAAATCTTTTAAGATAACTGTTCCCCCTCAATTGAATTTGGGAATTACGACTCAAATTTTATCTGGTGCTGGAACAACTGAAATATATTTAAATAGTGTTCCCAATACAGTATCTGCTGGGAATACAATTGGAATAGGAACAGAAACACTAGAAGTCTTAAATGTTTTTCCAAATAAAAATATTCTTAGAGTAAAAAGGGGTCTTCCAGGAACTTCTCATCCAGTTGGAACATCAGTCACTTTTAAAAATAATTCATTCACAATTGATGCAAAATTAGATTATTTTGAATCTAAAATTAATGAAAAAGTTTACTTCAATCCAAATGAATCTATTGGTGTTGGAACTATTTCTGGTATTGGTAGTGAAGTTTCCTTTAGTTTTGGAAATGAAACAATAAACAGAAGTATTCCAACACAAAGAATTTACATTGAAAATCATCCATTTACTACAAATCAGTTAATTAGTTTTAATTTAAATGGAAATAGTGCTATTTCCATATCAACATCACCATCAGGAACTCCATTTAATTTTCCATCAACTCTATATGCTGTAAATAAATCACCAAATACTATTGGAATAAAAACATCACTTACTAGTGATGAAGTTTTCTTTAGGACAAATGGTGATGATGTCGATGATTATTATTTTGAAACAAATTATAAACAGAAATTTGGTGATGTTAAGAAAATAACATCTTTAGTATCAATTTCAACCTCACACGAATTATCTGAAGGTGATAAAATTACTCTTAATGTGAAACCAAGTCTTAATGTTGGTATTGGAACATCATCTGCAATTAAGATAAGTAAAAATAATTTAACTGGAAACATTCAAGTTAATCCAATTGGATTTACTTCATCTGCAGTAAATGTAAATAATAGCAATATTTATTTACATAATCATAGTTTAAAAACTGGTAATAAAATTTTCTATAATGCGGATGAAACATCATCTGGATTGACAACTGGATTTTACTTTGTTTATAAAGTAGATAATGATAATATTAAACTATGCGATACATATAAAAATTCTATTTCAAATCCACCAATAACTGTAAGTATTGCTGGAACTGGCGGATCCTCACAAAATATTTTTCAAATTAACCCACAAATTAAATCTGTTAAAAATAATAATCTCACATTCGATCTTACAGATTCTTCACTATCTGGATATGAATTTAAAATTTATTACGATCAAGAGTTCAATAATGAATTTGTATCTACTGGATCTACAAGTAATTTTAATCTAGTGGGAATTGGTACTGTAGGAGTATCAACCAATGCATCACTCACACTAAATTATTCTCAAGAAATTCCTGATAAATTATATTATTCACTAGAAAAATCTGGGTATATAAGTACTTCAGATAGTAGTGTAAAAAATTATTCCGAAATTATTTTTGTAGATAGTATCTATAACGCTACATACTCAATTTCTGGAGTGGGAACAACTACATTTGAAGTAAATTTAACAAAAGATCCTGAAAAATTATCATACGAAAAATTTGAATGTGATACTTTAGAGTATACTACAACATCAACTTCGGCAAAAGGTCCTGTTCATAAAGTTAAAATAATTTCTGGCGGGAATGAGTATAAAAAATTACCACTTCTTGTTGGTTCCAATTCAAATGAAGGTGAAAATCTATATGCTATTCCAAAATCAAAAAATATTGGCAATATAAAGGAAGTTAGAGTAATAAATCAAGGGTTTGAGTACTCTTCGGATAAAACTTTACAACCACAAGCATTTATATCTCCAAGTATAGTATTGAAAGATTTTAATACTATTGGAATTGTTACTGTAACAAATGGAGGTAGAAATTTTGTTTCCGCACCGAAAATTGTTGTTGTAAATAAAGATACTAGAAAAGTTGTTAATAATGGACTTTTAAGACCTATTTTAACTGGAAATTCTATCTCAAATGTAAGTATAGAAGTCCCACCTAAAGGAGTTTCTGATGAATCTGCAGAATTATTTACTATTAATAATACAAATGGAATAAGCATTAAACAAGTAAACTCATCTTCCACAGGAATATTTACTTGTGTTCTTACAACTCCATCTGCTGGATTTTCAACTGATCTATTTTCTGTTGGTGATGAGGTTTTCATTGAAGGTATACAAAAATATGGTGAAGTGGGTGATGGATTTAATTCTAGTGATTATGGATATAAATTTTTCTTAGTTACAAAATATGAAAATAAATTTACTCCAGGTCTTTTAGATGATCAAATTACCATTAGTATTTCTGGTATTGGTACAAATACTGGAATTGCTAAAACTATTCAGGATTCTTCAGGGACAATAATCAGTAAATATGACTACCCAACTTTCGACATTTCTATAAATCCATCTTACTTTGAAGTTGGTGAAAAAATAATTTCAAATAATATTGAAAGAGATTTAGAAATTGTTGAGTATGATATTGCAACTTCTCCAAAATTATTTGGTTCTTATGAATTATCTAAAGGTGAAATAATTACCGGAAAATCTTCTGGAAATGTGGCAACAGTTGATGAAATTGTCGATTATTTCGGAAGATTTATCGTAGACTTTTCATCAAGAAAATCTGAAGGATGGGATAGTGAAACTGGAAAATTAAATGAGGATTATCAGGTTCTCCCCGATAATAATTACTATCAAAATCTTTCATATTCAATAAGAAGTTCTCAGCAATGGAACAATATAAGAACTTCAGTAAATAGTTTAGTTCATACATCAGGACTAAAGAATTTTTCAGATACTCAGATTATTTCAAATATCGGTGATAAAATAGGAATAAAATCCACATCAGATCAAACAACAATTGTTGAAGATATTATTGATGAAAAAAGAGTTGATACGATTTATAATTTTGATTTTGTTACCGATGTTGATGTTGTTGGAAATGTTTCCAGATTTTTAAAGTTAAAATCTAAAAAACTTACAAATTATAATGAAGTTGGAACAAATATTGTTTTAAGAATAGATGATATAAGTAATCAATTTTCCAGTTTTGAGGCAGATCCAAAACAGTATTTGGAAATAGTTGAATTGAACAGTGAACAATCGTATGTAAACTATTTGTTTAAAGTTAAAGATATTGATAATACTGAGATTCAATTAACAAATTTGGTAGTAATAAATGATGATGTTAATAACAACTCTTTCATTATGGAAAAGGGATCTTTAGTTAATGTTGGAAGTGGATTAACTCATAAAATTGATGATGAATATGGGAGTTTCTCTATTGAAGGTAATGAGTTGGGGATAAATTATTTAATATTTACCCCAAAAGATCCATTTAATACTGAATATGATTTGAAGTATATTGAGAAAAAATTCACTCCTGGAATTGGTGCAGGTACTATATCTATTGGTTTAATTGATATTGGTACTTATATTGAAGAAGTTATTACTGGAGGAACAACTTCTTTGGTTGGATTTTCTACTGAAAATGTAAATTCAATGTTTGTTAGTGGTCAAATAATACAAGAAACTACAAACAAAATGAATTTTGTTGAGATGTATATAACTCATGATGGGGAAAATACAAATATTGCAGAATATTATTTTGATACTAATGATTTTAATAGATCAACGGAAAATGTTGGTATATTTACTGCATCAATTGATGCTGGATTATTCACTCTCAAATATATTAACAATACCTCATTAGATACTATTGTTAAAACTAGAGTAGTTGGATTTGGAACAACTTCTGTTGGTGTTGGAACATATAGATTTAGATTAAGTGGGCAACCAGAGGGAAATGAAAGAAGTGCAATTTATCAATCTACAATTTCAAGCACTATTGCAGGATTATCTACATCCATAATTACATTAAATAAAAACATTTTTGATTCTATTAATTCTTTGATTGAGGTGAGTATTGGATCAACAAAATCTATTC